AGCATACGTTTGATGATCCCGCAATTGGATTTACAACGTGGTTTGATCATCCGACAGTAGCGGCAACTGGTTTGTCCGCAGACGGAAATTATGCGTTCCCGGTTACTGGCATCAAAGTGCTAGTTAATTCCGGTGGCGGTACGGCAACCATGAATCTGGTGCAGGCGGGTATCTAATGCCATACGTCGGCTGGTCAAGCGTTGCGAATCAGGCGCAGACCACTCCGGGGTGCGCCTTAAATGTTGTCGCTGATGCAAGCGCAGGATATGGAGAAGATCTTGGCGGAGCGGGGGTAGTCGATACCTATTCCTGCCTTGTTCCTCCGGTTCCTCCTACAACCTGTTTTATCCTTATGGAAGATTCAGGTTACGTTCTGCAAGAAGACGCCAGCAAAATCTATCTTGAGGTGTGCTAAATGCCAGATACCAAGATTTCAGCAATGCCCGCAGCGGCAACGCTGGATGGAACCGAGATTGCCCCTATCGTTCAGTCCGGTCTGAACAAGCAGGTTACTACTGCAGACTATGTATCGCAGGTGCTGGATGTAACGCCTGTAAAGGTCAGCCAAGGCGGTACTAACGCAACGACTGCAGCAGGGGCAAGAACCAACCTTGCAGCGGCGTATAACGCAATTACGCTTACCGCAGGCACTGGGCTTAGTGGCGGTGGAGATCTAACGGCTAATCGCTCTTTTGCTATAGCGAATACCGGGGTGATTGCGGCGACGTATGGTTCGTCAACAAAGATTCCGGTAGTTACTTTTAACGCTCAAGGTCAAGCAACATCTGCATCAGAAGTTACGCTTAGCCCTGCATCAATTAACGCTGGATACTTTTCGGCGTATCAAGATGGATTGACGACGCTGACTGCTGACATTACGGGTCCGTCTACGACTACACCTATTTTGGTTGTGTCAACTGTCGGATTTCCGACTTCTGGATCAATCATCATTGGTGAAGAAATTATTGGGTATACCAGCATTACGGCGACATCGTTTGCGGGAACCATTAGTCGAGGTCAGTTTAGTTCTAGCAAAAGCGGGCATCTGACAGGGTCTTATGCTACTGAAGCGGCATCATCTGCTATTGGCGCCGCAACGCCAATGAGGCTAGATGTTGTTACAGTTAGCAACAACGTCACTTGTACAACTCCCGATACAAAGGTTTATTTTACCAATGCAGGGGTTTACAATATTCAGTTTAGTGCGCAGTTTTTGGCGTATTCAACTGCAATTGACAATGTTACCGTTTGGTTTAGAAAAAACGGCAATAATGTTCCGTTTAGCGCAGGCGAATCAGAAATTCCAACAAAACATGGTTCGCTTCCCGGCGCAATTATTGTTTCGTGGAACTATATAGATTCATTTGCGGCGGGTGATTACATCGAATTGATTTGGGCATCTATTACTGGTGAAACCGTATTGGCAACGTATCCAAACGGGCTTAATCCAACGCGCCCTGCGTCTCCGAGTTTAATTTTGTCTGTTACGCAGGTGGGGTAACAAATGCCAAGTAAGTCTGCATCGCAACATCGCCTAATGGAAGCGGTTGCTCATAGCCCTGCATTTGCCAAAAAGGTTGGCATTCCGCAAAAGGTAGGCAAAGAGTTTGCCGCTGCAGATAAGGGAAAAGAATTTAAAGGTGGAGGTTTGTATGAAAACATTCATGCAAAACAGCAGCGAATCGCTGAAGGCTCTGGTGAAAAGATGCGTAAGCCGGGTCAAGCAGGCGCTCCAACGGCTGAAGCCTTCCGAGAGTCAGCCAAAACAGCCAAAATGAAGGAAGGCGGTCCTAGCCTTGCCATTGGACGCGGAGAAAAGCTTCCTGTAAAGCAGGGCGCTGGCTTAACGGCTAAAGGTAGGGCAAAATATAACCGTGAAACCGGAAGCAATTTAAAGGCTCCGCAGCCTCAAGGTGGTGCAAGAAGGGATTCTTTTTGCGCCCGTATGAGTGGTGTAGTTGAACATTCAAAAGGGGATGCGCCACGCGCTAAGGCTTCGCTCAAGCGATGGAATTGCCCCGGCTGGTAAAGGAGATGTATGGCCTACTCAGGGACGGTCGGAACTACCGTTATCAATGTTCAGACTCTGATCGATCATGGGGCAAGGCGTTGCGGTAAGTTAGCAGAAGAGCTAACTTCAGAACAGCTTGTATCTGCGCGTCAATCTTTGTTCTTCTTGTTGTCCCATCTTGCCAACATTGGCATCAATTACTGGGCAATCAACAAGAAGGTAATTGGCTTAAATGCCGATCAATACATTTATTCAATGCCCCCGGGGTGTATTGACGTTCTAAACGTGCTGTACCGCACAATGAACCGCCCAAGTGGCTCATATACGTCATCAGCAGGTGGTGTCGTAGCCAATCTATACGACAACAACGTCGATACATATTGCCAACAGACATCAGCTAACGGCAATGTTTCCATTAATTACGGAGTCACAAACCCTATTTACATAGGTTCTATTGGGTTTTTGCCTTACGTTGCTAGTGGTGGCACGGCTACATGGTCTATTGCGCTGGAATACTCTACCGATGGTTCGGTGTGGAATACATTGCAAAACGTGGGAACCATTGAGGTAACCGATAAGCAATGGGTATGGACTGATATTGATCCGGGTCAATCAGTTGGCTACTACCGAATTCGTGCGTATGGCGGCGCAACGCTTGCCTTGCGTGAATTGTATTTTGGCAACAACTCCCGAGAACTCCAGATGTCCCGGTTAAATCGGGATGATTACACCAACCTTCCCAATAAGAACTTTACGGCTAATCAGCCTTTTCAGTTTTGGTTTGATCGGACGATTCCTCAGCCGACGGTATATCTGTGGCCTACGCCTAGTGATCCGTTTGTTCAGATGACTGTCTGGTATCAACGTCAGATCATGGATGTTGGTGCGCTGACTAATGAGCTTGAGGTGCCGCAACGGTGGTATGAAGCAGTTGTATTCATGCTTGCGCACCGAATGAGCCTAGAACTGCCGCAAGTTGGCATGGATCGCGTTCAATACTTAGAAAAGATGGCTGATCGTTACTATTCTGAAGCGGAAGCGGAGGAGCGTGACAAGTCGCCTATTTACCTGTCGCCGAATATTTCGCCGTACACAGCATGACAGCAGAAGTCTATTGGATTCGTGCCGTGCACCATACCAACATGGCGCTGGATGGTTATGTTGGGGTATCTAAAAGCGCTAAAAAGCGTTGGCTTTACGGGCATAAATGGGCGCATAGCAAAGGTCGCCACGACAACTCGCTTCTTGCCAATGCCATTTCTAAATACGGTTGGGACAATCTTATAAAAACGGTTCTTGTAGTTGCAGAAGAAGAATATTGCTATGACATTGAACGTAAGTTGCGCCCAACTAATAACGTTGGATGGAACCTCGCTATGGGCGGTGGGAAGCCACCTATATCAAAGTTTCGTGGCGTTAATTATATTAGCCCATTAAAAGGTTTATCTCGCTCAACGCCGTGGATGGTTGGTAGAAAACCAGCAAACGCGGGCAAGTCTATTTCTGAAGAAACTCGCGTTAAATTGTCAGCGCTGGCTAAGGGAAGAAAAAACACGCCAGAACATTTGGCAAAACGCATGGAATCAAGACGTTTAACAAGAATTGCTAGAGGCCAAATTAAACCATTTATTGTCAACGGCATTCAATACGAAAGCTCAAAAATTGCCTCTGAAGCAGTTGGAGTGCCGGAGCCAACATTAAAACATTGGGCATATGGCAAAGGAAAACCAAGTAAGGCTTACAATCACATAATTGAAGTGAGGTGGGTTGATGCCAGTCTTTCTTGATACGACTGGATTAACGTCACTAGCAATTGCGGTGTGTGATCGCTGCAAGATGAAGGTTCCCTTTGTTACGCTAGTGGCTGATTCAAATTTCCCCGGGTTGCGTGTTTGTGCAAATCGCGGGTGTAAAGATCAGCTTGACCCGTATCGACTGCCTGCTCGCAAGACTGAGCGCATTAACTTGCGGTTTCCAAGACCAGATGTCAGCGTAGCCGCCGGTGACAATTACCTTATGACGGGTAGCCAATCAACGGGCGGTTCAAATCAATTTATTATATCTACTGAACAGAATACTCAAACACCTACGCAAACCGGCAATAAAGATATGATTGCCCCAAGCCCACCCGATAACACGAGTACATAATGTCAGCACAAGTAACTATCAATTCGTTGCCGTCTGCTGGCCCTATTACGGGTACAGAGTCAGTCCCTATTGTTCAAAATGGGGTTACTGTTCAAACAACAACGGGGGCAATTGCTGCGTCTCCGTCGCAAACGCAGACCTTCTTAACGGTCAATCAGGAACTCACGCTAACCAATAGCCGGTATCTTTCTACTAACGGCGATTTGAACCTCACGGATGGCGGTCCTACGTCATTCTATCGGCTTGGTCTTACGGGTGCTGCTGCAAGCCTCCAAACAGCCGCTGGTGGCATCATTGTCAAGGACAGTGGGACAACAGTGGTCGCCCGGTCAATGGCGGCGTCTGGAAGCGGTTTAAGCGTCTCTAACGCTGATGGCACAGGTGGAAACCCGACGTTTCAACTAACAGGCATTGCAGCGGCAGTAGCTGCGTTGACCGGCACTGGAATGCTTGCTCTGACGGCAGGCGGTACATCCGTATCTGGGCGCAATCTTCTAGGAACAACTGATCAGATTGACGTTGCTAATGGCAATGGCGCACTAGGAAGCCCGACGTTTTCGATAGCGAATGATGCGATTCTTCCCGGCACCGGCGCTATCACTGTTCCGGCTGGAACAACAGCCCAACAGCCTCTAGGTATTGATGGGAAGTTTAGATACAACTCAGACATTTCAGGTTTTGAGGGCTATGCGGCTGGTTCATGGCGCACATTCAATCTTTCCGGTGGCGTGCTGTCTTTTGGTGGCGGCACCACAGGATTGACGCCTGCTGTTGCAACAGCGGGTGCGGTTACATTAGGCGGCATTCTTAATGTATCAAACGGTGGCACTGGAATAAACAGCTTAACAGGCTATGTAAAAGGAAGCGGTACATCTGCTTTAACGGCTAGTGCAACAATTCCCAATACCGACATTACTGGTTTGGGAACAATGTCTACCCAAAACGCTAATTCGGTTGCTATTACTGGTGGCACAGCATCTGGAATAGCTGTTACTGGTTCTACGGTAAATGGCACAACGATTGGGGCTTTGACCCCGGCGACTGGTACGTTTACATCCGTAGCAATGACTACGGGTACCGTTTCTACACTGCCGGTAAATAACACAGACATTGTTAACAAGGAATATGCAGACGCAATTGCCTCTGGCATAAACTTTCACCAATCGTGTCGTTTAGCTACAAGCACTGCTCTTCCGGCAAACACATACAACAACGGCGCTTTGGGTGTAGGCGCAACGCTTACGGCAAATGCAAATGGAGCGTTAAGCGTTGATGTTGTTGCTGTTGTTGCTGGCAATCGCATTTTAGTTAAAAACGAAGCCAACCAAGCATACAACGGGGTGTATACGGTAACGCAAACCGGATCTGCTGGTGCCCCGTACATTCTTACCCGGGCAACTGACTTTGACACTGCTGGCCCCGGGGTAGACCAGATTGATGCCGGTGACTTCTTTTTAATAACCGCTGGTACAACGCTAGCAAATACGTCATGGGTTCAGCAAACTCCGCAACCCATTACTGTTGGCGTAACGGCAATTGTCTTTGCGCAATTTGCTGCGCCAATAACCTATACCGCCGGTACGGGGCTAAATGAGTCCCCTACCTATACGTTCAACATTGCAAATACTGGCGTAACAGCAGCGACTTATGGCTCTACGTCGCAGGCACTAACTCTTGGCGTTAATGCGCAAGGTCAGATTACCACTGCATCTGCTGCTCCAATTGCGATTACGTCCGGGCAGGTTTCTGGTCTTGCTGCGTCAGCAACAACCGATACCACGAACGCCAGCAACATTACGTCAGGAACCCTGTCTACAAGTCGGATCAGTGGTTCATATACAGGCATTACCGGGGTTGGCACGCTAGCAGCAGGCGTATGGAATGGCACCGCCATTGACTATGCATACGGCGGCACGGGTCTTACTGCCACCCCTACAAACGGTCAGCTTGCAATAGGTAACGGTGCTGGATTCTCGCTTGCTAACCTAACGGCAGGCACAAATGTCAGCATCAGCAATACGGCTGGTGGCATTACGATTTCAGCCACGCCATCGTTTGGCGGCACGGTTACCAGCGTTGACGGGTCAGGCGGCACAACCGGCCTGACGGTTACTGGTGGGCCTGTTACCACTTCCGGTACGCTGACACTTGGCGGAACATTGGTTGTAGCCAATGGCGGTACGGGCGCCATTGCCATTAGCAACGTCAATCTGATCAGTTGTTCCTAGAAGATT